AATTTTGAATATTAAATGAAAGGATTAACAAATGCAATTAACACCAGAACAAGTACAATCAGTTAACGTTTTACTATCAGCAGTACAAGTAGCACAGCGTCGTGGCGCTTTTTCATTGCAAGATGCATCAACATTGCAAGAGGCAATCGATCGCTTAGTTCCACGTGAGGAGCAAGATAGACAAGCAGCAGAAGCTGCCGCTGCCGATGCGAGCGGTGATGAGGCTGAAGCAGCTGTAAGTCTACAAGAAGATGTAGTTGCTGAAGAGAGTAGCGAAGAAGTAGCAGAGGAAGCTGAAGAGAGTGACGACGTAGATTCTCAACCAGCTGGTGATTCTGAGTAATTAATTTTTAATCAAATAATCTGCTCACAATAATATATAGTATTATAAGATTATTGCGAGCAGAAATGAGTTGGAATTTAAAAGAGGAAATTACAGGAACCTACGTTGTTGGTGCATCTTTAGGTTCTAACACATCTGTTAATGCAGGTTCTGCAATACCATATCAAATATATGCAGGCACAACTAGTCACGGAATAACAGTTTCAAGTGGCGTATTTACTTTGCCTAAAGGTGAATGGTTAGTTTCTTTTACATTAGAATCTCAAACAGCTGGAACCATACATACAGCTGATGTTTACATTGATGGTTCAATAGATACTAAATGGCCTAAGATTGAGTGTTTTGCAAATAGTACGCAATCAGATATGAACACAACAGCTGCAACAATTCGAAGTAACGGTTCTACAACAATTGAGCTAAGAGCAAACACTTCAGCATCATCATACGGTAATAGAAGTGACTGTGTTTTATATGGAGTTAAAATATGAGTTATCAAAGTTATAGACCTGGTCCTTTTGTATTGTCAAAACTTACAACACCTTATACATATTCAAATACAACTGAATTTACGTTAACGTTAGATAATCATTATACGAGCAGTGGTTTAATTCCATACAATCCAACAATAAGTGGTTTGGTTTTTTCTGATATTACAACAGAAAAAGTTGGAACATGGGTTGTTGCAATGCATAAACCAACTTCAGGGGGAAAATATGGTGGTGATGAACCTCAAGCAACTCCTGGAAGAGGAAATTCAGGAAGTTTAGGTTGTGGAATATATAACAATGAAACTCCAAAAGTTTACTATAAATCATCGTATGAGTCTAACGATACAGTAACTAGTGACACATATGTAGTGGTGTGGTAAAATGACTTTTATATTATTACCTCCTGATAAACCAACAAGTACTCAAACAGTTGGTAATTTATTGTCTCCTTCTTCAATTGCAGTAGATTCTGTTTGTCCTTGTGATTCGATAACACATACAGGATTAACTGTAAATGGTAGTGGTCAATTAGTTTTATCATCTACTAAAGACTGGGTTTTATGGGCAAGTCCGCTTGCTGAAGCAAATAGCAATCCTTATACTGGTGCAATGTCATTCCAATGGTACGATGTAACAAATTCAGCTTATATTGGTCGACCAATTGACTTATGGACTTCTGTAGGCGGCGGCGCAAGTGCAAGAGGAAGTGTAGCTAGAGCAGTAATAACACCTTCATCAGATACGACTGTTGAATTACGAATAACATCAATCGTTACAGGTGGTATAGACACAGTAAATCCAACTACACCTAAAAATCACTGGGCTAGTAATGCACCTGGTGCTTATGTTGGTGAACAGTGGTATGCAGTTTTGAGTTTTTAAAATAGTTTTGTAAATTTTTTAAATTTCTTATAGAATATGATATATATTTTTAGGCCCGGTGCAAACATAACAGCTGACCCCGCCAGTGCATCGGAATCATGCGGACAAGTTTATCCTAAAAGGAGGAAGTTATGGCAACAAGTAGAGGAAGAAAGTCTACAGCAAAGAAAAAAGAAGAAGCAGTAGTAGAATCTCCTAAGAAAGAAGTTATTGAGCCTAAGGTTGAGGAGCCTAAGAAGGCTGCACCTAAAAAAGCAGTAGAAAAGGTTGCTCCAGCGCCAGTTCAAGAAGAGTTGCCTCCGCCGCCGCCACCTGCACCAGAGCCTGCACCAGTTGTTGAACCGGTTGTTGAGCCTGTTGTTGAGCCTGTTGTAGAGCAAGTAGCAGTTCAAGCTGTTGCACCGGCACCACGTGTTGTAGAGGTTGGTTCATTAGTGATGATGCCATCTGGCAAGCGTGGAACAGTTATCGCAGTTAATCGTAAAGGGTATTTCGAAGTGAGAAGCGAAAGAAACCCACGCAAGACTTATTTGTATGAGTCTTCACAACTCTCATTGGTATAATAACTTAAAAAAATAAAGAAAGAAAAAGGAGATATAAAATGCCACAAGTAGAATATACAAAAGCAAAAGGACTAGTTCAAAAAACAGGAAACGGATTCTCGCTAAATCAAATTGAACGTTGTAATGGAAGTCACTTAACACTTACACAAGGTACTGCAGTATGTATTGTTGAAACTGATCATAAAGTAACTTTACCTGCTTCTCCTAATAGCGGTGATGTTATTTTAGTAATTTCAAATGTTGCTGGAGGAGACCTAGAATCAGATGGTACACAACTTGATGCTGATCTTGCATTTGCAGCTAAAGGTGACGGCGTTATCTGTGTTTATGATGGAACAGAATGGCAAGTATTAAGAAGTTTAACTTAATTCAATTAATTCAATTAATTCAATTAATACTATTTAAACCTCATTGTAGTAGAGATACTCTTTGGGGTTTTTTAGTATTTGCTGTTTGAAATCGTATTCTTTAGCAAAGACTTTTATAATTAGATATGTATATAAAAGATTATAGGAGTTTTGTATGGCTTCGTTTAGTAACACGACACAGCCTACACCTTTTGGTGTATATGATAGTGATCTGCATTTTATAGAAGAAGCAGATAGTATTGTATTATACGTTAAAAGACGTTTAGGCGATGACGTATTATCAGTAGAATTAACAAGCAAACAAATATGGGCAAACTTTGAAGAAGCTGCATTAGAATATTCAAAACAAATTAATGCACATCAAGCTGAAGTCTATATGTCAAACTTGATGGGTCTATCAACAGGACAAGTTAACTCGTTTAAAAAGAATGCAAACGGTGATTACTACTTTATAGATACAGATGCAGGTCAAACAAGCGACAATATAACTCAAGGGCAAAAAGATGCACAACCTTTATCAATTCAAGATATTGCAGATCCAAGATTTAACTTGCATAATACAAGAGGTCAATATCATCAAGGTGCAATTGAAGCTAAAGCAGGTAATATTGCTGCTACTCCAGTATTGGATAAACAATTAGGGCCACACGGTCAAGAACAAAGATTTCCTAGAGAAACACACGAATATCTAATAAGACGTGCAGAGCCTTATGCTTCAGAAGCTTTTGTTGGCGGCGTTTCAAACTCTGTTCGTGGTTATATAGAATTAAAGCACGATGTACAAGATTACAATATCTATACAGACTTAATAGTTCCTCATAAAGTAGGAAATGAAACAAAAAAATTAACTCTAACTGCATATGATCATACTTCAAGTGCAGAGCAATTAACAATATTTAATCCTGAATATAAAAAAGATGTTTTACCTACAGCGACAACAACAAAAATAAAAGTTAATGAAGTATTTCACTTTTCACCTCAGGCTGCATATAGATTCTTTGATACGACATCTGCAATTAACTACTTAAATAATCAATTTGCATTTGAATCATTTACACCTGAGACTGTTTTTTATGTTCTTCCTGTTTTTGAAGATTTGTTACGCGCAGGTCAATTAGACATATCAAACAGAGTCAGAAGAAGTAACTACAGTTATAAATTACAAGGTCAGGATTTACGAATATTTCCAAGACCTACACAATCTAATCCTCTAAATTTATTTGTTAAGTTTTCTTTTCCTGCAGATCCGTTTAAACCAAACTTGCCATACGATGATCAATCGATTGATGGTGTTTCAAATATATCTAATATTCCTTTTGGAAATATTAAATTTAGTGAAATAAATCAAATGTCTAGGCATTGGATACGACAATATACATTAGCGCTTTGTAAAGAAACATTGGGTCTTACAAGATCGAAGTTTAGCTCTGTACCTATTCCAGGCAGCGATTTGCAAATGAATGGTAGCGAATTAATAAGTCAAGGTAGAGAAGACAAGCAAAGACTAGGTGAATCATTATCAGAGACTTTAGATAAGCTAACGTATCAAAAGCTTCTAGAAGGTGATGCTGCACAATCTGAATCAATGTCACAAATTTTAAAAAGAATTCCTGTTCCTAACGGAAGAGCAATCATAATAGGATAATAAGATGCCAAGATTATTTGTTGGACAGCGTGAAATTGACTTTTTTGCTGATATTACTAAAGAAATAATTAAAGATGTTGCAGGGCAAAAAATATACTACTACACTGTAAGAGAAGATCTTTCTGATGTTCATAGTGTATATGAAGAAGCAATGCACAAAGTTTTTAATCCACCAATAGAACTTGAATGTTTAGTTGAATGGCAACCTTCTGAAGTTAAAACAACTCAATTTGGTCACGAACAAATTAAAACACTATCAGCGTTTTTACACGGTAGAGATTTAATTGATAGAAATTTAAATATTCAACAAGGTGATTATTTCTCTTACGGCGAATTTTTCTTTGAAATTACATCTTTAGTATATGATAAAATTGCGTATGGCCAAGTTGAGCGAGTAGTATCATTAAAATTAATGGCAAAACAAACAAGAGTAGAGCATATTCTAAGAAAGGCCATTGGTCCAACTTACGAAGGTTATACAGATGCAGATGCTATACAAACTACATTTACTCAACAACGTGGTCAAACTGATCACGATACTAGACAACTTCAAAAAGATGGTGTTCTTGAAAAGCCAATCTCTGAAGTTAATAAAGTAGCACCTGATGGTAGCAAAAAGAGTATTAATGATATTGGTTCTTCTTTTTATGGAGATAAATAATGGCAACTAGATATGATCAAAACAAAGAAGTAAAAAATAAAATAATATCCGGATATGAAGAATCCCAAAGATCTTATGATTATGTAATACCTTCTTGTGGCTTAGAAGATTTAGATGCAGCTGTTTTTGATTTATTTAATGAACAAATACCTCTTTTCTATACACATCACGGTGAAACTAAAAGAGTTCCTGTTATATTTGCAACTGGTGAAAGGTTTGCTGTACTAAGACGTAAAAAGCCAATAACAGATAAAGCTGGTGCACTTATTTTACCGCTTGTTTCTATTGCGAGAGGAAGTATAGAAAATACACCTTCAAAAGGCATGGCAAATAATGAAATGTTTCCTGAAGTAGTTGCAAGACGTATTGCAGAAAACAATCTAGAGTGGCGCCAGCAGAAAAACTTTGAAGGTTTTAACAATATTAAACATACAACAAAAAATCAAAACAGGGATTATTCTCTTAAACCTCAACTAAACAATATTTACGAAACTTTAGAGATACCACCTGTTAAGTATTTTGGCTGCACATATGAAATAACTATCTGGTCTTCGTTTACACAACAAATGAACAGTCTACTAACAGCAATTATGAGTGCATATACTCTAAATCCAGGAAGACAGTTTAGAGTAGAAAGTCGCAAAGGATATTGGTTTCCAGCATTCGTTGATAGTTCGTTTAGTCAAGATAATAATTATAGTGACTTTACTGATGCTGAAAGATATGTTAAACAAACAATGACACTTTCAGCAACAGGTTATATTTTATCACCAAATATAGAAGGCGGAAAAGTAGGATTAAAATCTTTAGTAAGTGCACCTAAAATAAGTTTTGATGTATTATCAGATTATAATATGCCTGATCCAAATCAAGTAGGTGTTAGAAGTAACGATCCAGATGCAAAAATCTTTGAAGATACAAATTCAGAAAGCAACTATCAAATAGGTCAACAAACTGGAGTTCCTGCAATTAGATCACTTGAAGAATTACAAAACAGCACAGATAAAGCTTTTGTTGTTTCTAATGATACATCTTCTTCAGAGGATGTTGTGGGTAACAAGAACTCAGAAACAAAAAATATCAAAAAGGTATTTGTTGAAGATGCACAGGGTAATATGGTTCCGATTGTTGCCCAAAACCAGAGCTTAGGTGAAACAGTATATGATCAAAAATATGCTGAAATAATTTTTAATATCTCAAATAACGATAATTAGATATTGTATTGCATAATTATATTATGAAAATAAATTAAGTATTAGGAGAAATAGCATGGCAGAGCAGACATTCAAGTCGCCAGGATTTTTCGAAAGAGAAATAGAGATAATAAGTAGGCCACTGTTTAAAAATAATGCGACACCTGTTGGTCTTATTGGGCCTTCACAAAGAGGTCCCGCATTTGTACCTACAACAGTCTCTTCTCGAGAAGAATATATTCGAATTTTTGGTGCACCTGACCGCAATAGATTAAGTGGTCATGCAATGGCAGAGTTTTTTAGAAATGATGGTAAAGCTCTTACTTTTTGTAGAACATTAGGTAGCGGATTAAAAGACAGCGCAAATGCTGGATTTAAAATGACAGCAAAAAATGGTGCAGGAAGTGACTTTAGTGGCTCACCACATCTTATCGTAGCTGAGCATACAGTTAATGTTGGTGAACATCTAGGTCTAGGTATGTTCAATGATAATGATTCACACGCAACTGATTTTAATTTAAGCGGTGCTGGCGTTTCATCGTCACAAAATGCAGCTGGTGCGACTGTTGAATTGATTCGCGCAATGATTTTTACACACAAAGATTACAAAGTAGAATATTCAGCAGTAGGAACATTTACAGCAGCTACTGATGAAATTTCTCAATCCAACGGAATATTTTTATTAAGATTTAAATCTGCAACTGATACTACTGATGAACTTGAAGTATCTTTAGATCCAGACAGCGATAAATATATTCGCAACGTATTAAATACTGATCCTTTCTCTTTAGAAGAAAAAAAGCACTTGCTTTATGCACACTTTCCAGTTGATTCACAAGTAGCTTCAACTACTGGAACACAAAAAGTTGCTGTAATTAGAGGTAAAGATCAAACACACGCTGATTACTATGGTGACTTTTCAACTAGATTTAATGCACCACAAACAACAAAGTTTATCTCTCAACCTTTCGGTTCAAAAGAGTTTGATTTATTTCATTTTGAATCTCTAGACGACGGTGCATATGCAAGCGGAAAATATAAGGTTTCCATTAAAAATATGAGAGCAAGCACAGACCCAACAGATAAGTTTGGTACGTTTACAGTAGCAATTCGTGATTTAAAAGATACAGATGAAGCGCAAAT